TAATGGTAATCTTGAATTACTGTTTAACGGTGCATATCCATTCGCTGCACCTTTTTCAGATGTAGACTGCAAACCACTAATTGCAACCTCTGCAAAAACAATATTCGTAGTACCTAAAGTAACAGCTGTATTGGTACACTTAAATGTTTTACCAGCCTGAGCACCGCCAGCAACTTCAACACGTGCCAATGGTATTTCTGAATTCAAATTAAAATCAGCTGAACGAGTCCAACCCATAGTAACTTTTATATAAATACCATTCTCTTTTTGGTCGATTTGGTTTTTTACCAGTACTCGATCTCCGTTAGCTAATACAACACCATCAATTGATTGATCACCCGCTAGTGTTATGTTTGTAGTTGTAGCAGCTGCTACAGGATTTTTATACTGCAATCCTTCAACCTTAGCATCGGTATACCCGTTTGCAGAAGTTAACACAGCATTATCGGCAGCAGCCTGCGCCGTGCTTACTGGTTTTGCAGCATCGGCAGTATTATCTACACTTGCTAAACCTACTTGAGCTTTTGTAACACCGTGCGGGTTGGCTGTGTTTGCTGCATGCGCTACTTGGGAGGTCTCATTTGTATTAACAACTGTTTTAATTTCCGTTGCTTCTGCTGCCGTGAATGTATCGCCTGTGATTTTATTTGCGTATGTTATTTGACTCATCTTATGAAAGAGTTAAAGGGAATGTGTATGTAAAACCTGTTGTTGGAGGTGTTGAATTGATGTAATAAATTCTTCTCGCAGTAAGAACACCTAGCCTTGTAAAGAATTTGTAATCGTGTGAATCGTTTATATACCAGTCTCCTGCAACCTGTCCTGTTATTGCTACTCCAATGTATTGGTTGTTCGTCCAGTTCGCATTGTTTTCGAGTAATGCTTTTGTTGCGGAATTGGTAACTGCGGAAGGTCCAGAAACCCCAATCATATCCACCGTTGCAAATGCTCCTGCAGAACTTGGCCTGAAAGCGTCCTTGTATCCAACTTCTACTTCAAATAACTTACCACCGTTTTTAAAGTTTGCATAACTATCGGCAATTTGATTTAGTATAGTTCGAATCGACAAGGCCATTGTCCTGCTTCCACCAGTCAATACCGTGTCAATAATGGCTTGTTTTATTTGATCTATATTTGCCATTACTTATAAAACAATTTCGTAGTAGTAGCCTTTGCCACTCGTATTTAATGTAAGCTTCGTTTGAAATTCTGTGAGTACTGTAGCTGTTAATAAATCAACTGTTTCGTCTGCCTGTACTTCAAACACAAGCCTACCCATTGCTGTATTATTTGCATCGACTTTATTCTGTGCACGAAAATTAAAATCGTTTGACTTTACACGTTCAATAAATCCTTTCGCTGAATATCCAAGTGTTCTGTAAATTGGATTGTCTAATATTGCAAAACACAATCCTATTAATTTTTGACACTTTACTGAAGCTAAATAATCACCGGATTGAAGTTTATTATTTTTATCGTTGGTGTAAACATCTATTGAGAATAGATAATTACCTTTAACTTTTCCGTCGTAAGATTTTCTTTCACCAAACGTTCCATTCATCAAGGAAACATTTACAACAGAAAGGTCTTGCTGATCCTCAGGTCCGCCACTTTCAATAAGAACTTTTGTATTTAAAAAGACCGTATCACTAGATAAAATTGCCTGGTTACTGATTTCATCCGTGAGTATTTCCGCTATCCGATTACGAATAACTTCAAACACACGAGGTCCTACAACTGTAAGTATTTTAGGCATTATATAACGGGGAATAAAATTGTGAAATTGATTACAACATCATCAATGGCTGGAGTGTAAACCTCAAGAAACATAGGTATGATGCCAGTTGCTTCATCGGGAGTCCAGCTAATTATTTTATATGCCTTAACAAGTTCTGTACTATCCTTAACGTAGCATAAATGATTGGCTAAATAAACCTCACCATTAACTCCTCGAACTGGATACGCTATGTTGTTTAGTGTTTTCTCCGAAATTGAAACGTATGATTGTCTACTGTTAACAATATTACCATCTGTATCAACTCCTAGGTTTATTTTTCTGTGAAGTCCTATAACTGCACCTATCACACCCGTTGGAGACACGAGTACTATTTGTTGACCAAAGCCTTTAACGTCCTCTGTTATTCTCTGTATGTCCTTGCGTGCTTGTTCGATCAATCCCATACTGTAAAAAAATAGGGGTTATTTACACCCCTATTTTATTTTAATCAACTAAACCAAACCTATTACTTTGAATGCTTTCCAGAATTTTTACCTTGGTTTTTATTGCCAAGCAATTCGGAAGGATCAATAATTTCTTCTTCTTCCGTTTCTTCAACCTCTATTTCTAAAGGCTCAATCAACTTTTTTTCTTCGTGCTCAATTACAATTTCTTCAACAGGCAATTCGCTTGATTTATTAGCTTCTTCTTCCGTTTCTTCAATGAAGCCGCCTTTCAAAAGCTGAATTAAATCCTGCTCTGAAACGTCATGATTTTTAAATATATCGCCTGCATAGAAAACTTTGTTTCCACCATAGCAAGAGCTTGATATTACTTTATAGTTTGACATAATAGTTTATGATTAAAATAAATAGTCGGATGCTCAAATAGCATCCGACTAAAATAATTTATACCGCTTTAAATGTAACCACTTGGTCAATTGCAGTAGTGATTGGTACGCCTGCAGATTTCAAACCAATGCTATGGATAGCTTTTCTTTGATCTGTAAATTCATACATTTTGTATTTACCAACGTATGGACCTGCTTGCGGATCCACCAATTGAGGAACTGCAGCATATGCCATTTTGAAGTGCGGTTTTTCAGGTAATAAAATACCATATTCAGGTGTCATGTATGGAACCATTACGCCGGATGCATTTGTGTAAGATTCGGGATAAGACCAAAGTCTTACACGGTAAGGACCTGCTGTAATTTCACCATGATAAACAGAACCCTCTGTTGATACTTGCGGAGGCACTACAGAATCTAATCTCATAGAGAACAAATTCTGACGTGCTTTAAACGCTGCGTTAGCATACAATGCTGCAATAGCAGAATCGCCTAATGTTAAATCATATACATGACCAGTTGCCTTTCCTTGAGTTCTCAAGAAATTAATCATTGTCTGAATTTGCGCAAACGGATCAACTGCTGCTGACCAGTAACCACCTGCTGTAGCTGCTAAGTCTACTAACGATGCAGCCTTACGACCGAAGTTAATATTATCACCGTTAACAAGTGTAACAACACCTGTTAATAATGCTTGAGCGCGCATCAATTCATACGAACGATCAATTTTGTTTTGAAGTGCTTTAACCTTTTCAGCAACATCTAAAACCAAACGGCCGTACATCGCTCCTGAAATTGATTGATATGTATAAAGCGCATCATACAAATCAAGCTCTGTTAAGTTGAAAAATTCATCAAACAAAGGAGGTGTAAATATTTTCTCTGTGCTTTTAGAGAATGTATTTAAATTTCCTTCCGTTCCACGAAGAACATCTACGGCAATCTTTTCGGAGTTTCTTACAACTTCGATTGAAAGATTTTTTGTAGGGTGTATGCTTTCAGGAAAGTATGAACCGAAATATTTCGGGGCTTCTTTCATGTCGCTGTACACATCAACTAAATCTACTGTAAATAACGCTCTGGCGTCTACTGTTGCAATATCTGGCATTTCTTTATTATTTAAATGTTTTTAAGTTTTTTTAAACGAGCTAGAATTAATTATCATACTCTGTTAATTCTGTTCTAGGCTTAGGATTTAAACCTGTGAAGCTTCTTATTCTGTCTCTGTTAGTTTGCAATGCAACTACAGTCGAAAGATTTTCTGCACCTTGGAACAAAATCATATCTTCTACTACATCGCCTGCAATACAGATACCCATGCTTACCGTACCGCCTGCAAGAACTGCGTAATCCTTAACAAGAATACCAACAGGTATTGCACTGCCATCAATTGCTGCTGCTGTCATTGGAACGATTTTACCCGTTGCTGCAATTCTACCCATCACAGTGCCTGCTAATACGTTTACCGTAGCAGCAGTTCCGTTCGTATATTGTGCATATGTGTATCTATTGTCCCAAACGAACATTTTAGATACATCATAATTCACGGTCATTTGAGAACCGTTATTTAAAATTATAGTACTTGTAGGCATATACCTTTTTGTTTAAATTTTTTAATTAAATGCTTAATTTGACTCCTGCTTGGGCAGTCATCTTGCACGCTTCTGTTCTGAATGCTTTCAAGTTTGCATCTGCTGTTACCTTATCGGCTGCTTGTGCTTCCGGTGCTTTAATATCGTTTGCTAGCGGAGTTGCAATAGATACTGCTGCTTGTGCTTCAATATTAGCAAGTGCAACGGGGCTTGATTTCTTAATTAGAAAATCTACCATTTGCGTTTGTGAAATTTGAGCACCGCTTGCAATGCCATCTGCTACTGCTTTGGGATCAATGTCTGAAAACTTCATCCATGCACCTGAACGATCTCTCTCTTGTGCAATAGCGTCTGTTTTGCCTAAAGCAATCACTTCATTATATAATGCAGGATGCTCAGCTCTTAATGTTGATAAGTCCATTTTGTCAATGTGTTTTTTGGGAATTAATATTTTTTCTGTTGGTGTTACTGGTTCTGAACTGGCAGCAACTCCATGTAATTTTTCGTTAAGAGCCGTAATTTCTTTTGGTGATAACTTTTTAATTTCATCAACCAACCCAATCGCTTTAGCTTGCTTAGCTGTTAATGAAATGTTAATTCTTTGTGAAGGATTAAACATATCATTTATTGTATAACCGGTAACTTCTTTAAATTTACCGGCATCAACTTTTAGTAAAAATTTCGCTTTTAAATCCTTGTTTATGCCATCTAAAAAATCCTGTTCTTCTTTACAGGTTACTTCCATATCTGCACGATGCAGAACGAACTTAGAAACATCAAGGCATTCCACGCGTCTAGCGTAAGGCAGTAGGTTTGCAGCGGATGACATAGCGCATCCATCAACCTTAATGTCTACCCTACCATGTTCAATCATTTTAGCACAAATGCCATGTGTTGCAAACACAGAACCGCCCGGACTATTCTCTCTTAATACGATTTCTTCGGACATGTTTTCTTCTATCTGTGCAATTAATTCTTGCGCAGTAAAATCATAAATACCGGTGTATAGATATAGTTCCTTTGACATGTTGCACTAAAATAAAACATAAAAAAAAATAGTCAATGTATGCGTACGTACTCACCGTATATTAATTATATTTGCGCATGGTAAAGACAAAGTCAAAAGAACAAATTTCAGAGGTTAGGGTCTATGGAGTTTCTACATCAGTAGCAACCGACCTTGAAAATATCGCAGGCCATTTGCGTGTAAACAGGTCCGACCTAATTAAAATTGAATTAAGAAAACTAAGGGATAGCTACCCTGAATATATGCGTGTGCCAAAAAAGAAAGAGCAAGACGATTAAGCCTTGCTCTTTTATATTTTTTTAAATGTTTTAACTATTCTTTATTCGCATTCGTTTCCGCTGCAAGTTCGAGTGTTTCCGCAACAATCATTTTAGGATCTTCGATACCTAAGTTTATTGTCTTGTCTCGTTCGCTTGCGTACTGTTCAACATTAGAGTCAAAGTCCCCTCCATCTAACCTTTCAATAGAAGCCTCTACCGTCGTTAAGGGAATTGCAGATGCTGAGCTACCTAACTTCAATCGCTCTGCCTGAACCTCTTTTAAAGGGTCGATATGCGGAACGTTTGCACCTACCCATCGAGCGGAACGGTATGCAGAAACAATAAAAATATCATTGTTAAGTCTTGCGTACAAATATCCAGGTGCTTGTATTTTGTTTTGTAAGATTTGAATTTCTAAGAAGAAATTAAATATGTTTCTTTTAAAAGAAGTCTTACCTCTTTTAACTTCAAGCGTATGCTCAAAGTCTTTAATTGCCGCACGGCTTGCGCTGTAACTTCCATTATACATAGACTTTGCAACGTCAGGCGGAATGCCCAAGGCCGAACACATACTGTCCACATTGATCGTATAGAAGTCCTTAAAGTATAGTTCGTTCTTGCTTTCCAAAGATTTCAATTCAGAATCAGGAGCCATGTTATACGTCTGCTTTCCTGTAGTAGCCGCTATATTTTTAGCTAAAGAAACGCCTGAACTATCTGTTGGCAATAATGCAGAGTCCACATCATACGCATACGTCATTTGACTGATTAACGGATTTTCACCCGTTGACGTTGGGCCGTGAACAACTTGATATGTTATCTTTTGCCTTTCCTCTGCACTGCCCACTGTAGCCTCTTTATACCTACCTATTAACGCAAGCGGCTCTAACATTACAGACATTAAAGGAACGCCTCTACAGTTATCAATTCTCAGCTTTAAACCATATTCCAACCATGCAACAACAAGCCCTGTTGTTGTGCGTGCTGCAATTCTTTCTGTTTCAAAATTATTTATATCATGTGGATACAGTCCAGTCTTAGCTACGTAGTAAGCAACATGCTGTCCCTTTTTATTAAACTCCACACCGTCTAAAATTCTATTCCCATTAGCAAGCACTTCTGGAAACAATTCATTCCCATAATTCGGGGAACGCAAATGTTCTCCATCTATTAATTGGACCGTGTGCTTGCCGTTTTCAAATCTTTGAATTACCAACACGTCCCCACCAATGATTGAGTTTTTATAGCACTCGGATTCCATTTCGTTAATATCCATCATGCCGGCATAGTCCGATTCTGTAGATGTGCAGAAGGCATTAAATCGAGCCTCTAAAGACTTGCTGAATTTTTCTTTATTGATTGATATACCTTCCTGTTCGAGTAGCACTCTGTTAGGTTGAGATTGCAATTTCAAACCTGATCCAATAACCCACAATCCGAGTTTACTCAAAACCATTTGTGCAATTTCTGACTCAAAGTATGCCTGCCATGAACGTAAGCGCAAGGCGGTGTATTGAGGCCTATAGTTTTTGATTGGACCTATTGTGCCAAGGTTCTTTTCCCCTGTGAATGGAGTTGATGTTAAGGTCCGATAAGAACCGCCACCGAACGCCACAGGATTAACAAGCACCACAGAATCCGGCAGCTTTTCTTTTATCCCCAATACAGAATTAAATATTTTCTTTACGTTCATTATTATAGTTATTAAAATCTACGTCTAAAATTAGACTGGTCGGAAAGTTGAACCATACGACCTGTTAACTTATTGATTATTCTTTCTCTTATTTTTTCATAAGCTGTTATTGATCTCTCAATTTCAGAAGGATTTCTATACACCTGACTGATTTTAGTTTGACCGTCATCAAGAGTATACTCATTGATCTCGCCTGTTGCCGCAGCCTTTAGTGCGCTACCTTCCAAGGCTAATATGACAGCATCTATTCGCGCCAATCTCGCATGCAGGTCCGTTACTCCGTCTATGTATTCTTTTGCCGATGTGTATACAACCATGATATATTTATTTAATGTTAAATAATTTCATAAACAGATAAGCGCAAAAGTGATAACACCCTTTAATTAAGAATGCAAAACACTTGAATATTACTTTTATAAATTTAATCATTATACTTTTACTTTATCTACTTTTGAATTTGAAATGTTAATATTTAAAGTGCCGGGCGTATAGCTTCCGCCACCTGCTGAAATTCCTGCTGCAATAGCAATCAACTCTTGCTGTAATGCCAGTCTTAAATCTTGTAATCCATTATTCAAAGGTGTATACTTTACAAGGTTGTCAGAATCTCCACCCAATAAAATATCTCCATTATTTTTTAACCACACATACGTTTTCAATACTCCGTTGCTATCTGTTGCATACAAACGTGCTTCGCCAGTTTGGCTCAACTGATCTACATTTAAGTATCCAACAATTACATTCTTTCCAGCTTCGGATGTTGCAGAATAAATAGCTTTCATTCCGGCAATAGGATTTGAATCCAAGCCAAAGGGATTAGACTGGTAAGGAGTTTGAATGTCTGATTTGCCAAATCTTCGAACCTTTACAAGCAACCTTTTTGAGCTGTCGTATGCTGTCGTTATGATAGATGTTATTTGCATTATCCGTTATTGGTTATACCGCTGTTTTCATGCGCATCTACAAATATATTTACTGGTGTTGATCCATCATAACAGCATGGCAATACACATGTAAGCGTAGCACGTTGCCCTTCTGAATCGCCTTCATAAGAAATAGATTCTATAAAAAACTTTGTTCTCTTATAGATATATAATTCTTTATTCAATACGCTTATTATTGAATTTGGTCTAATAAACTTTCCGTCAATTTCCCACCTGTCAATGCTAATAGTAAGAACAATGCTTTTTAGTTCTGCGGCCAATGCATTTTCTGCAGCTTCTTTTGTGTCGTTATCCGTGCCGGATGATTGAACAATAACCTTTGGCCGATACGTATGAGCAACTGGAACAAACGGATTTCGTATCGTGTACTCTCCTGCATTACTGCTTTCTGAATCCGCCTGTTTCATTACGGTAATATGCGAATGCATTGGTTGTCCGCCAAACGTTAAAGACATCTCATATCCAATCAAGCCTTCATCAACATGAAATATTGGAAGTTTCTTTGTATTTACTTTTGTGAATAATAAATTCCCATATTCATCATGACTGATAATAATATTACGCTGTGCAGCAAGTGAAGTTAAATATTCTTTAATTGTTGTTGTCGGCTCAACTGTGGTTTCAGAATAAGCAATATTCATTTTACTTTCAACCTCCGGATCTATTTTGACATCTAAACCAAAAGGCTTTAAAAGTTTTATTGCAATTTGCTTTAACGATAACCCGTTATACTGCAATGGGTACAATTCAGGTGGTATCTGACAATCCTCTAAAACTCCCGATTTGGAATAACCTGAAAATTGAGATAGCTTTTTAGTTGAACTATCCGTGAATTTTTGAGACAAAATAAAACCTTGCAAAAGTTGTTGCCCCTCATGTTCGATTATTGCTTCATGAAAATGACTTACACAAGCAAGCTCTGCGTGGTCTTCGTTTTCTGGATCAAAATAAAAGTCAAATGAAAAAGCAGAAGCTATTGCATCATACGATAGATTCATTTGAACATTATTAAAATATTCAATTGTCCTAACTTTTATTCTATCGTATATTTTTACTTTCATTATATAAAATAAAGTACGGTTGTATTTTTTCTAATTTGAATCAACTCATTTAAGCCCCACCCGTTATTAGCAATTAAGGCATTCATATTGTTATCATACTTATCAAGCCCATACAACATGTGAGTAAGTACTACTATGTTTGTATCGCTATCTAATATTATTGATCTCTGCTGCTTACTCGACAAGCCGATTACAAATAGGTTTGAAACCACATTGTTAAATAATAAATTTAAGTCTGTTAAACTTTGTGCATCCGGTATAAAGCTATCTGGACTTCCTCCGTTTGCAGACTGAATAGAATCTAAGTCCGCAAGGAATTGATTATACGCATTAATCAACACTTCAATAATATCAAATACATCAAGTATTGAAACATAATTATTTGTAAGTGGTGTCGATGCAGCTACTGCCATTGCACTTATTATTGTCCCACCTTGTGCCTGGAATATTTGTTTTGTCGAAACGGGAATTATTGCATTCGGATCTTTTGGTTTTATGTTGGACCGCAAGTATTCAAATTGACTTGACAAAGAGGCTACTCTAGTTTTTGCATTTACAGTAAACGATGCAGGAGCAGAAATAACGGATTGCGTTAATCTCATTGCTACAACAGGAGATTGTGCAGCATTATTTATAGCAGAATTTGCAACATTGAATAAGTTAAAATATGCCTGCACCTCTTCCGGTATCTGAATAATTGGAACGGTTGTTTTATAAAGTCGATTGTTTGTATTCTTCATTCTTTCAACATCGGAAGACGTTGGAGTCTTTGAAACAGAAATAGCAAACGACTCATCCAGCGCCTCCTTTTGTAAGGCTATTTGATCAATAGGATTAACTGTGGTTAATGGATTCTCAATGGAAATTGTTTCGATTACCTGCCCTGTAATTTTAGTAACATTCATTTGTGAATTGTCAAATGAAAGACTAACAGGTTGCACTAATATATTCCCGTACAAAGGGTGTTGAATAGTCCATGGCAATAATACATCTGCTGAAACTTCAAACTCTTGAGCTGCCTCTATGTTATTTTCACCCTGAAAGTAAATTTCTAAATTGTACCTTCTGCCTTTTGGTTGCCCTCTATCTACCTTACTTCCTGCCAAGTCTGGAAACGTAAATTCAGCAATGAAATATTCTTTCATTTTTGTCGCATTCATCCAATTAACCTTGTAGGATTTCTTATCCCCAGTTATAATTGTGAAGTCTGAATTTACTTTATCTACCCAGGACATTTATCTTTATTTTTGCAGTTACAATTCTTCTTTAATATACAATGTTTATGCTCTTTGATAATGATTTTATTGCCATCAATATCAACAACATTTTGTCTTTTCTTTTTCATCTAATTTTCTTAAACTGTTTTTCTGCATGCTTCAAAAACATATCATCAAGATTGTCTGCTGTTTTTAATGATGCCTCCTTCATGAAGTGTGTAGCCTTTACTTTCACGCTTCTGTTTTGCTTGTACGAATAGAGCGGAGTCAACTTGAAAGATCCACCTTTTGTTTTCTTAAGTGAGTTTACGCGCCACAGTATTTTTTTTCCGTTTGCGTCACCCATCACAAAGCCGCCTTTGCCTGCAAAATAGACAGACTTTACAAACCGTTGTTTTGCTGAACCTTTTCCGGCACCAACATTTCTAGGATCTATAATATTTCTAATTTTAGAAAGCCTTGCATTTGGCCGAACCAAAGATTTAACGCTTGCAGACTTACGTGCAGAAGCCATTGGTATGAATGACTTCTTTTCAATACTTCCGCTTTCTTCCTGTTCTTCTAAATCTTTTACGGCTCTGTTATTTTGTCCCTTCAATCCTTTTTCAAGAAACCCAATTACAGATTTCATCGTAGAAACGTTTGAGCCTTCCGCTTTATCGTAAGAAGAATTAGCTTTAAAGAAATTATCCTGCCTGTTTACAAAGTCTTTTTTTGATTGAAATGGCATTGTATTTGTTTTAACATCATAGGCCGCATCGTTAAGAGTATGCCTAACAGCAGCAGGAAACGCACTTTCACTAATTTCACTTAGCCTTTGTGCGTGTTTCTGCATGGATGATGTATCAACTTTTATTTGCATATATTAAATAAATAGCTTTCTTTTAAGAACCAAAACCAATAACCTATGAAATCTCTTACTCTTTTTACTCTGTTTTTTATTACCCTTTTTGTTTCAAAATCGCAAAACTTAGAAATTATAAGATCTTCTTTTGATACTGCCGCAAATGTTCGTTCCGGATCAACACAATGGATTGACGCGAAATATAAAATAGGCGGAACTGGACTTACTCATGTTTCATTATACATATGGAACAATCCAAATCAAGCCAACGTAAATAAGTTTAATTCTATAACAGCTCTCCAATTTAATAGCCTACCTTTAAACGATGACGGGTTAAGCAGAAGGATTTATTTTACAATGCCTTCTACTGTTTCCCCTGGTTCGTTTTCTGTCAATATCAACCTTTACCTTTCTCATGCAGACGGAGTATTGCTTCCAGAAACTACAATCCCACCCGTTACACCACCAGTAACGCCTCCTGTTGATCCACCCGTTACACCACCAGTAACAACATCTATCACACTACCGCAAGCTATTTCTCAAGGCCACAACATTAAATATTTTTCTTTAGAAGGATTAGAAATTGAACTTCCAGAATATGGTTTTTTTATATGGAGATCCGATTTAGGAGCTTCTGGTAAATGTTTCAGGCAATAGTTTATTGTAGGCATTATGACTTTATGTTATATTTTATGTCAATCCATACAATAATAGATGCCGGAGTGGCTCCGCCGCTGAAAGCGGAAACAATTCCTACCTCCCCGTTTGTACGAACTATTGGCCTGAATAAAAAGCGATTGCTCAAAGCAACACCATCAACCCCGTCAATTAACGCTCCATTAAATTCTTCAGATGGCAGATACTGAGAAGGAATTATAAATATAGTTGGCGAACCAGCGCCTGTAATTAAAACAGTTCCTGTTATGGTGACATTGCCTTGTAAATCTTTTCTAAATCGTAATCTTTTAGTGGCATCCTGATTACTATAAGATCCTTGAAATGCAGGCTCACCAGTTGCACCAACATAATGCCATGCATCTTGATTTCCTGAATTTGTGACTTTTTTTAACGCCTCAATATATTGAAATCCGTTTGTCTCATTGTCGGGAGTATTATTAGCTGCTATTCCTGCAATGCGCAGAAGCTTTGCAAAGAATTGGTGCACGTCCGCATATACCAATTTATTTACAGGTGTACCGTTTGTTGCACCTGCTCTGTCTTTAATATTCCCGTTTGGATGTGCCGCATCTACGGCTGCAATGTTTGGGTAATTTTGTATACCGGTTGCCATAATTAAACGTAGTTTATAAGTAAAAAGCCTACTGTACTAGCAGGCTTTAATGTTAATAATAATTGTCTGAATTCGTCTTTTCTATTCGCTTCAACTGTTGCAAAGGATCCCAATGTTGGACCTCCAACAAAGAACGTTGCACTTAAATCGTTAGGTAAAACAAAATTATTATCTTCTGTTTCGTTAATTTTATTTGCAATAATATTGCTCCAATAAATACCATGCTCGTGCGTACCATGCTCAAAGTCTCCATGCTGAAACTCCGTACCACCAAAACCGCCTGTTACTTCTAATGGCTGCTTAGAAATATACCCGCCCATACCATCGGAGAAAATATTCTCATAAATGAAAACATTAAAATCAGCCATCTGCAACTGAAACTGCATAAAGCTTTTATTTTGCCTTGCTGGTTGCCCTCCAGGGAAATTCATTTTTCTCCTTATCGCGGCCTTTCTGTCATCAAGCGATAAGGCTAGCTTTGCAATCATTCCTAATCTACGTTCCCAATCCGTTGCATCGTCAACTGTAAAACCAACATTATCCGGGAGTATGTTATTTAACACACTAATAGAATCTGTGTAAGCTTGCGCCTCGGTAATTCCCAATGCTTTGTGTACTCCTTCTAAATATCCGTCAGCAGGCATTCTGTATGCTCTGCCTGTTGGGTATAGTTGACGTGCGAGTGAAAGTAATTTATCTGCAAGTGTCATGGATTACGGATAAGTTACAGAGTTCAAATAAGGGATATCACCAAACGTAAACTGGAATGTTGATACTATTACGCCATTAATTTTTAGCACAGGTGATGCAAACGCTGCACCTGGTTGTTGGCTTATGATTATACTAATTATTTTATTTATATCTAATACATCATTCTTTTCAGAAAGTGTATCATACCCATCAATGAATGGTCTTATTTGTGCAATGGAAGTTTTAAGAGCGTTTAATATTCCTGCTACAATAGTCGTCGTAGGACCTGCGAAAGAAGGTATTTCAACATCAACTGTTTTTATTGTAACTGGCAAATAATTTACAATTACAGTCAAAGGCTTGCGGCCTCGTTCTAATACTGGCACTGTTGTATCTGGATCGTTGTTCACAACCGATGCAACCTCATTTAGCATTAATAATGAAGGCGTACCTTTGCCGTCCGTTGAATCTACTGCATTTGCTTCTACGTATAGATTAACCTGATTTGGGAATCCTGATTTTGCATACGGATATATTTTTGATACACCCTGCACATCTTGCGACCAAAGAATGTAATCTGTTACTGCTCCGCCTTGTGGTTCTTTTCGGTATGATGCTAAAACCTCTAGTCTGTATTCTTCAATTGATTCTGCACTTAATGGCTGCACAATAGTAGATGTAATGGATGCAGAACTATTTACTAATGCAATGGGAGAGGTAACAGTTAGTGTATCTCCAAAGTTTTGTTTACCTGCAATTCCTGCTGTTAATGCACGTACAGTTATATAATTGGTTGTAGCTGTTAATGTATGTGGATTATCAAGTATGTATAGTATGCCAGGACTTAATGAAGAGTCATCACTTTTAAACGTTACTTGCGATTTAATAATAGCTCCTATGCTTCCTTTAATTTCTATTTGGTATTGTGCAGCTTGTGCAGGGAATGGATTGCGGCCTAGTTTAATTCTACCAAATCTTTCAAGTGTGCCACCGATTGATTCAGACTCTGCCGTATCGGGTGCAATATTCTTTTGAACGTTTGCTAAAACTAAATACAAAAGTTTTAATCTTGCGGCTTGAACTGCAGCAAGGATTCGTAAGAAAACTTTTCCTGTTGTTGATATGCTTACACCGTATTGAGCCTGTAGGTCTGCAATGATAGCATTATTTAACTGCTCAAATGTAGGGATTGTAGTCATGCGTTAAGCTTTACAATATTATGTTATAGAAGTCACCATTGAAATCGAATATAGAGAAATCGCCATCTGACTGTTTTTTGAATTTAATTACCGTAACCTTAGTTTCTTTTGAGTAAGTAACTTTTAACATCACATCAATTCTATCATCTGAAATAATGGACACAGAAACTTCTACTGCGGTACCAATGATCGGAGTTAGAAATGCTAAGTCGTATTTGATTGCGTTTTCAATTAGCAGCCTTCCTGAACTTGTTAACGGAGTGTTGTTAAGCGTTCGCTCCACAGTTGAATTCATTTGAATAGAAGGGTTAGAATTCATGAGTAATGAATTTCCCCACCAATCTTTTGAGAATTCAACAACCTGGTTGTCTACTGTAGATTGTTCTAAGTTCCCACCAAACATTCCAAGGTAAGGCATGTTTTCTATTCCAGTTACAACCGCTAAATCATTACCTAGAATTTGCAGGTCCCCACCATTTCCCGTTTCTACTATTGCCAAGTCAAGCATTAGTTACCAAATTTATGTGTTGAACTTAGCTTGATCGGAATAGGACCTGATCCCATTTTAGCGGTTGATCTTCCGGCCGGGTCATTAATATTTACATCAAGTTGTTGTCTTGAAATTTCTTCAAATCTATTAGATATTGCCTGCTCTTTTTCTTTGTTTGGATTGACAGCTTCAATCGGGATCGCTTCGCCTCCAACATTTAATCCTAGGTCTGCTCTAAATTCTTTAAGTCCATTAGCTGCACTTGCCGCCCAATCGGCACCTGTTATTTTTGCAATGACTTCTAATACTTGCTGAAGCGGAGAAAGTATAACATCTAATAAAACTTTCCCAATCGCTAGCAATCCGTCAAGTATGCCTCCATTACTAAAGGCGTCTACAATCATTTGCCAATTATTGTAAAATGACATAACGAGTGAAATAATTAAAGCAATGCCAGGGGCAAATATTGCAAAGAAAGCCATAACCAAAGAACCCCATTCTTTCCAGTAAACAATGATTGCGACAACAACAGCAATAAGGGCTACGATCCCTAAAACAATCCATGTCAAAGGACAAGTCCATAATGCCAATGAAAAGAAAGCGACCGCGGCCGTTACTACACCAAATATTGTTGAAAGTGCAGAAAGCACAAACATAAATGCAGAAACCCCTATAGCTATTTTTATAAATGTTTTTGTTAACTCTTTATTATTTCTAACCCAATCAATAGCACCTTTAATTATCGGAGTTATTGATTTTAAAAGATCGTTTACCATTGGTATTAATTCAGTACCTATGGTAATTGACAATGCTTCAAAATTGTTTTTTGCAATTGCCATTTGCCCTGCTGCTGTGGCATTTTTAAGTGCTGCTTCCTGTGCAATACTGCTCCCTTCTGCAAATGCTTGATTGGATATTACTTGAAAGCCTGTTAATTCATCAATTGAATTTGATAGTGTACCAATAACTTTCAAAGATCCAGAATCGACAATTTTTAAATCTTTAGAAACCTTTGCAAAATCAACAGCATTCATTCCTTGTAAGCCTTTTGAAAAGTCTTTTAAGAATTGAGTTGGATCTGTATTTAATAGGTGCTTAACGGAGTCCGCGCTTATATTCATCTGCTTTGCAAATGCAGCCGTATTTTGTGAGGCACCAATTAAAACATCACCCATTGCACGCGCTGAAATTTCAGCCGGCAATTTTCTGAATACTGCACCAAGTGCTGCAACATCCTGAATAGAAGGTTTGATTGCATCGGGCAACTGTCCTATTCTATTCATGAACTCAGATAACTCCGAAGCTCTTGCGCCTTTTGCTGTTAATGCATTTATTGCCGAACCCGTTTTTGTAATTGAGTCTGCTATGCTTAATGCTCTTGATTCTTTGAACATTGTGTTGAGTCCACCAATTCCGCGCGCAGCTTCTTCTACTCCGCCAGAAAAATCTGATCCTAAAGCAATGTTGAATTTATCTACGCTGTTGGTAAATGCTAAAACGTTCGCCCTTCCGGTAACGCCCATTTCACCTGCTATCCTGGCAATGTCTTGCAATCCCTCTATTGGGGTTCGTGTCTTTGTTGCTAAATCTAAAATATCATCTCCGAGTCCTCGCAAGTCTGCGCCTGCAATTTGTGTAGTCTTAGCTACATCAGCCATTTTATCCTCAAACTTAACAGCAGAATTTGCAGCCAATACCATTGGAGCAAGTATTGCAGCACCTGCAATAGCGGTATTTCTAGCAACCTTAAATGCAGAATCAGAAAAAGACTTCATTGTCTTATTCATTTTATTTACAGGAGATGTAAACTGATCTACTGCTGTGAAAATGGTTGGTAAGATAAATGCTTTCACTAATTCTTTTCTTTTGGTTTATTTTTTTTATAAACTTCTCTCACATCGTTGGACCAATAAACTAGGCCGTTGTGATCTTGACTGTCAACAAAAAGGCCGCCAATTTTATCGGGCGGCCAATGATGTTCTCTAACAACATCTTTAATCATTATGTTAATTAATTCAAATGTTAGAGCAATGCTTTTGCCTTCGAGTCTTACTATAGAAAAAAAACCGCTACTGATCTAGCAATTTTTATATCCTCTTTATCTAATGCTGTTATGATTCCTTTTACCTCACCAGACAATGCCTGAATATGAGCAAGCAAACGCCCGTCACCATCATCAGATTTAACCATTGATAGCTTATGAGAAAGTTCCTGCTCGCGTAAACGAGCCTTATATGTAATCTCCAATACAGGGATTTTACCGTCTTCTCCTAGTGGAAATTTAAGAATGTGTTTGAATGTGTAATCTTCATTCAAAATTAAATTACCATTAGTCACAAAAGAAATCATTGCTTCGATTTGGGCTTCTTGATCTTTTCTTTGAAGAGGATCAACTTGCTTGTAGTCTAACCAACTTGTTACCGCTTCTTCTGCAAGCTCTTTGCTTAACTTTGGCAAGGATTGAATATTAACTTTTCCCATAATCAATTAAACAATTTGAGTTGCGTTTCCGCCACCGGCTACTTTTAAATCGAACGTAGATGAATTCACATTTGCTTCAAGTGAACCTACCGGCTTACCTGTTACTTTATAAACAAATCCGTTTGCACATGAAAATGTCCATGTTGCAAGTGTTGGACTTCCTGACAATGCTTTTATTTTTTCGACTGTAGAAACTTCCATGTCGTTAACCGCAGTGCCTTTAAAATAAGAACGCTCGCGAGTTAATTTATCAATGAAATTACCGCCACCATCAACGCCTTGATCGTCATCATCTGAAATAAAACCACCAGTATTGTATGATGAATCTTCACCAGCTTTAAAGTAAACTACACCTTGACCTAACGTCGCGTGAGTCCATGAAGCATCTAATAAATCGCCACCTCTAGCCATATTTATAATTAATTAATTGATCCGAAATTAAACCCTGCCTGAGCTGTAGTTGCAACAACTCTTGCTACACCGCTTCTTTTATACGGAAACTGTGTTTCAAAACGGTCTGGATTTGTTGGTGAAATATTTACAATTGTTCCAGCCTTCATAAATGAAGCGTCTACAATAAGTCCACGACTTACCAATTCATCTGCAAGCGTACTAACTTCTGCTTTCCACGATTTAGGCTTGATAACTCTTGATGAATTTACTATGTCACCATCGTTAGCAATAACAGCACCTACAACAAATTGTTGTTCCTTCAAGTAGTAAGAAAATCTAACGTTAAAGTCTAACATTAAATTTCTACAATATCTAAACTGTGCAGGCTCCTCACCTACTGGGTGGTATGTTGTAACAAAATCTTGTACAACGTAAACACCATTATTTAAATCAACTGTAGAGCAGCCTTTTTTAACAATATCATTTCTGTTTGTAGCGTCGCCCATTACACCGATAGATAAAGGTGCTGGCATATCAGGATATGCTTGACCGCCAATATCCAATTCAGGAGAGTTTTGAGATTTTAAAGCAAACAATACCGTTGCATTTGCAGCGGCCTCCATTGGTAAGCCACTAGACAACGGAGCAGGAGCAATTGCAATTGTTACTTCTCCTTTTCTTGCATCTGTTAAAGAGCTTGGGTCTGCAATTGTGGATCCGGTAATTGCGATGAATGGCTTCATGATAATTCCTACAAACCTACCTGTTGGTATAGTATTGCTTGGTGTACCGTTATATGCTTCAAGTGCACTCATGATAGCTGTTTCAGCACCATAAGAATTCACTACTATTGTGTGCCATGTGTTGCCAAATGCAAGAGCAGAACTAATAGAAGGTGTTCCAGATCCGACCGTTGTATTAACAACTCCGTATGTTACGCCTAATGTATCGTTATTATTGTTTATGGCAATTACAATATCATTTGAGGTTTTACCGCTCCATTTAGCTGTTAAAACAGCAGTAGCCAAAGAGACAGATCCAACTACAGGAGTGGACAATATCTTATTTACAGCGTCAGAAATTTTCTGAGAAATGATAGTTGGCGTATCACCTACAACTATATTAATATCATAAAACAATCCATCAAGCCCTGCACGTCCACCGATAATTACCGTATGTGTTCCGTTCTTTGTAGCCGTTCCCGTTGGGGTGAGTGTAATAACTTTAGCAACTGCTCCGGCTGCTTTAGCTTGCGGATAAAAAGTTACCGGTACACCTTGTACACCTCCGCCATTGATAGGAAATAATATCCTAGCTAAAATATGCATCGGTGAACCGTAGCCATATTTTGCACCTACTGATTGTGCGTTTGAAAATTGTGTTGGTGTTAAATCGGCCGTTTGATTGGCTTCATTGATCTCACCTAGAACAGCGATTGATTGAGGAAGGTTAGGGGAAACCGTTTGAAAATTAGCGAATCCGATTACGTATCCAACTATTCGAGAAATCCACCCTTGAACTACTGCATTAGATCCCATATTATTTATGTATAATGGTGTTGTGTTATAGGCCACAATTACCATTATATATAAATAATAAACTAAAGCGAGTACGGTAACAACGTATAAATATTAAGTAATCAATTGCTCTTTTTATTTGCCATAAACATTTTCACAAGGTCCGACCAAACAAAGGATTTTGTTTTTAACTCTTGCGAAATTTCAAACATTATTATTTCTCGCGTTGCATGATTGTACACGCGCGTATCGAACATGTGATTTTGAACAGTTGAATTTAATTTAACCCATCTAAAGGATGGAATTTCTCCATCAACCCCTATTGTAATTCTGTGCTCTGCTGCGAAATGAGAAAAGAAATTTGATAATTGATATTTGCCATTTGAAGAGTTCGGAAAGTTCATGAAGCCTGCAGGTTGATTTGCTCCGTTTCTGTAATCCCATTTTAGTGCAGTCAATTCAGAAATATCATCTTTAATTAATCCGACCTGTACAATATATAGCTTAGGTCTTTCTCGGCCTTTCTTTACCAAGGGTATATCCATACCGTATTTTATATATTTATCTTCTTTGTCCCCTTTTACACCTCGAATAATTTTATTTGAATTATCAATGAATTGCCAAACCTCTTTATCTCTGTAACCAACATCAACTGTTGTCATGAATATGTTAAGTCCCCGACCAATACCGTTAGCGTTTAGGGTATCGGTTCTGAATGTTTGCCCGATTATATTTTCAAATATCGGCCATATACTATTTGCAACCCCGTGTTCATAAGAAAGTTTTTCTCTGTCTTTTTTTACTCTTACTCCGCTTTCATTTGGAATAAATGTACCTACTGATCCATGCGTAACGCTATATGTAGAACCACTTTCGGACCATGCAACTATTTCATAATCTAAACGCGCGTCATCAACCCTGCCGTTAACATCGGCGGAGCATGTAATCATAACTATATTTCCGTTACCGTCTGCAATGCTCATTTTTTCAGGTAGAGTTCCAACTTCGTAATCTCTAACATTGCTCTGTAATATATTCGATTCAATTATTTTGCCGGCTGGCTCATATGGCAAACCCAGGTTCAAATTTAAGAATGCTTGGTACTTTCCTTCTTTTCTCCCTCCGCCTTCTGGATGGCATTCTAAAAACTTGTAAACGTAGTGCTTCCAGTCATCCATGAACGGGGGGGAATACAGAGAATTCATGTAATAGCTAGTAAATTCAGGCTTAACAGGCTTCTTTGTAGGCTTCCAATACCCTTTATTTGTAATTGATAGCTTGTCAGAGTCATCAAAAAAACCTCCGCAAGCCTGGCAAATGTAGCCTACAGAGCTTTCAATTAACGAACCATCATCATCCAATTTCCAAGTAATGCCGGCTTTTAGATTTTCCGAACTACTATAAGGCATAGTTTCCCAAAGCAATTCTATAAATTCACCGCAGCAAGGACACGGGACCATGTACTTGCGTTGATCTCCCATGTTGTAAACTTCCAAAATATTTGAACCTGTCGCAAGTTCGGGAGAGCTTACATAAAAAATCTTTTTGGTTTTTGAATATGCCGTGAATCGCTTCTCGATCAAATCACGAATATTACCTGCAATTTTTGTCGAACCCTTTACCGCTTCGTAATCATCAATCAAACCGATTTTATAGTTTGCCTGTCTCCAAATCTTAGGGTTTGAAGCCGAAGAAATTTTAAAGTAACCACCAGGAAATTGTTTTACTGTATCCGTGTCCCCAGATTGAGAGGCTTTTGCCCTCATTGCAGACGGCTTAATCAACTTTCTAAGGCCAGTACTATCCAACATCTCGTCAATGTCGGCCATTGCCTCCTTGATAAGCCCCTCGTGTCCTACTGTCATTATGATATTTCCCGGATCATTTTCAATAAAATATCCAATTGCAGGTATAATTATTGATTTTGTTTTACCAAATTGAGCAGAACCCATTAATGCAATGTCTGTTACGGGGTCATCGGATGCAAATCTGTCAATAATTTCCTTCGTGTATGGCGTAGACTCAGCGTATCGCAACGGCCCAGCGTGCGGCTTAGGCATAACAATTCTATTTTCCGCCCATTCGCTAGGTTTTATGTCAGAAAGTAAATGTTTCCCACTTTCAAGAATATCGAATAAGATTGATTCGCTAATCATGCTCCCCTATACCTCTCGAAAGTGAATATTCTTTAATTATATTTCCGATTTGTTTTTTTGATTCTGCTTGAGCTTTAATAACAATATCATTTAGCCCTTTAATCATTTGACCTCGCATTTCTGCCATTTCAGAACTGGACAAGCCCTTTAATTTAGAAAATTTAGTAAGCCAATTCTCCGAAAAGGACTGCTGAGCGTTCGTTATGCCCTTTCCGTATATTGAAAACAGGTTGCGGACCAGCTCCGTAGGGATGCTTTCCCCGTCCATTTTCATGTTTCGCTTTTTTAGAAGCTCAATTTCTTCGAGTAGCTTTTCATTTTTGAGTTCATTCATCTCAATTAGAATGCTGCCATAGTCAGAACCGCCCCCTTTTCGCTTATTTTTAACCTTATTTCTTGCCTCTGAAATTGTATTTTCCTGTGAATTATTGGAAGTTTCCACCGTGTTTTGTTCCGAATTGTTGGACTTTTTCAATAATGTCTTAGCCCTGCACTTTTGAAGGAACATTTGATTCACGGCATTACCTTCGTCAATCTCTTTATCCTCAACAATTACCTGTCCAGATTTAATGTATGGAGGCAAAGAAGTTCGAGGAATTCCACACAGTTCAGCAAATTCAACCTGCTTATATTTAGCCATTTATTGTTTTATACAATTGTATTTAATGCAATTTATACATTTTCGGGCCTGATTGTATAAACCAAGTATAAAAAAATGAAAGGTACCGGTGTTAATAATTTTACGGGGTTCGCATTCCTTGTGAAGATCGTAGATATTGTCAGGAGGACCCATTGATTTTCAATTAGTTACAACACAGTATTAACGTCTGAAACAACAGATAAAACCCATTTACAGAACCTTTTCGTTATCTTTCTTCACCATAATCTCTGTACAGCTATGACAACTACGATCTCTTTGCACATTATTCGATAATGATTTCATTGCAGCTTGCCATTGTGATACACTAATACAAACAGCCTCCTGCATCTATATAAGTACCCCTGTAGCAGGACTTGACGTGCAAGTCTTTGTCTATACCTCTATTCATGATTCAATTGCTTAGATGCACTCTTGTGGCTGAAATTTTTGTATTCATGTTATACCTTGTAAGCGTTCAGAATGGAGTTTTTATTTACAATATAATCTGATTCTTCAAGTCCGTTTTCTTCATCAGGATGCTCCATGCTACAATAAGCTTTTTCACTCGCTGCTTCCAATGCTTTCAATACATGGTATTTAGCTACTATTTGAGCGTAGTTTTCAATAACAGCCTCGTAATGGGCAAATAGAATAGGTTTTGGGCAGCCTAAAGCAAAGTCTATCCACCTATCATATTTAGGGAATAATGGTTGGTTTTCTAAATACGTCATCATGTATTCCTGTATTGCCGGCAGTTCTTTATTTTCCATGATTGATTAAAATTTTCCGTGTCGTTTCCCACATTGATTACAGCACCACAATTTTGTTGATCCTATTCTTTCGTTACCACATTTGCACATTTCATTTTCTTTCTCACAATCTTTTTGTTTTTGCTCTACGCACGCATCCTTATATTCATTCATGCACTCAATAATCCATTTTCTATCCAATTCGTGAAAATGGAACTCGTGGCTGTCTTCGTACTTTTTAAGTATTAAACCCGCTACGCTTTGTGAACTCAGATTACCTAGCATGTTTTCTAAATTCTCAGTCATTTTGTCTTTATTTAATTCTCCTGCTCTGTTTTTTAACGGCTTATCCCTCATGTTTTCTAAAACGGCTTCATGAAGAACTTTTTGAAAGTCGGGTTCTATTTGTATTTGTTTGCCATCTTTTTTATATCCCTCCATTGCCTGTTTCAACCAATAAACGTTATGCGACTCTTTTAAAGCAGGTATTCGGGCTTGCAACCACCCTATCCAGTTGTTATCATCTGGCTTACCTTCTAAATCCTCCAGCAAACTCTTTAAAATATTTATTGGTGCTCCTAATCCGGCTGTATTTACTCTTGCATCATTAAGATGTGTAAGTGCTAGTTTTATTTGTTCTTCTGTGCTCATTTCTGTAGGGTGTGATCTAAAATCCATTCTTTAACTTGGTAATCTCTAATGTAAGGGCTAAATGTATCATTCAAATATCTTAGTTTATCATAATTTGGCTCTACTTTAAAATTGTGTCCAAAATTTAGTTTTCGTATTTGTGCCTTAATTTCTTCATCCTTTCTATCTTCTTTCCAAATAGATTTATAATATGTAGAAGCCCAAGGCGTACCGTTTGGTGAAAAATATATATGACAACCCCAATATTTACCGAAACATCTTATCGGAAGGGTGAAAACTATTGTTCCATACTTTTTTGTACGAATACAAACAGCCCAATGCATTGCATTTTCTCCATAAATTGTGATACTCTTACCAATATCTAAGTCCCCGCCCATAAAGTTTTCAAACCATCCTAGTCCTTTGTACTTTTTGTGAACGCCCCAAATTCTGAATTTAGGCTTTTCTTTTGTTAGTTGTTCTGTGTTATCCATTTTATGATATTTGAGAAATGAATTGATACCTATTTGATTCTTGATTAATTAGCCAATAATAACTCTTTACTTTTAAATCAAACTTTTCTTGCAATTCATTAAATGTTAAATACTCTATCCTGTATCTAGGCTTTGGTGCATCTGTGTTCATGCTTTCTTGTTAGATATTATAAAACCAGCAATTAATTTATTAAACGTGTCAACCTTAATGGCATAAACAGATTCGACTACTGTATACCTTTCTGTTGCCCTTATAACTACACCGCCTGATGAAAGGCCTGCTATAGTATTAGGCATAAAGAAACCAACTGATCGAAACGTGATTATATCGAACCCCTTTGCCTTTACTATTTTAGAATAGGTTTTAGACTTCATCCCATTAATGTTAGTACTTTTAATTGTTGAATGCATGTTATTTTCTGTCTTTAAGTTCTGTACTTTTTTTCTCACTTGCCTTTATAGCTTTATGTAAAGCCTTTAGCAGTTTACCGGATAGTGGTTTTGGTGTTATCTCTGTTATCTCTACGGGTACGCAACGGTATCCTTGACTTTTAAGTATTTGCCACGTTATGCAAATTAAAAAAGAATCTAGAAAGCAATCAATACATTCGTCTTCAAAATCTTTAATGTCTTGTATTTTAACTTTTCCTTTTGGGTCTTTTATTGCGTATGCTTTCAACCCCCCTTCACTCGCTTTCTCATTAAGAAGTTCTACCGCCTTTTCTTCTGATATATCACCAATACATAATTGTGTGAATATTTTTCGAAGGTATTCTACTGTTATCTTAGCCATGTGTTATTCGTTTAAATGGGTGCGGAGTTCTTCAATGGAATTGAAATCTTTAATGGTCTCGTCCCAACCAAATCCTTGACCGTACTTCATTATAGAAATACTTTTGTCCTTATGAGCATAAATAAAATCTGCTTCCTGGTATTTTTCAAAAACCTTTTCTATCATCTCTTCCATTACGTTATTCGTTTATGTGTTTACCTTGTTTATTAATCGTCATAATCAGTATTGCTATCACACGATTTGCAACAGTTGTAATCTATTTGACTGAATTGTGTATATGCAGCCTGGCAACAATCACCTATTTCTATGCCACACCTTTCGCACTCAAACTTTTCAGAGACAATGCTATTGCAACGGTCGCACTCTAGTTCTTTGTTTCCTTCTATTGTGTCCATATTGTTACTTTTGGATTATGACTATAAATAAAGCTATGAAGTAATGCAGAATAATAACACACCCTGCAAAGTGCCAAAATGATTGAAATATAAATTCTAATAGTCCCATAATTAAATTGAATAAATCCGTTTATATCTTTTTCTAGTAACCGTTACCGTAAAATGATTTGACCAAACACTTAACACACCACCCCGTCTTAATTCCTGCGCTTTGCCGCCATTTATCGAAAACATCATTTTGCGAGGGTATATGCTATGCAACTGTGACATGTTACGAATTGTATCGACAAGTACGTATAAGTGTGGGTAATCAAGCGTGTACCCTATTGGTGTACGTGTAGTATCTTGGGCTTTGGTTATGTAGGCAATAAATAACAGGAAAGCCAAAAGAATTGATAGTTTGATAAACGTTTTCATTATCTCTTTAGAATCTGTTTCGCTTTCACAACTATTGTATCAAAGTCCTCTAAAATTGAAGCTGGCTCAAAGTGGTCTTTGTCTGTATAAAATACAACACAGTCCTTGTACTCCGAATTGCAGTATTTAAAAGAACAATCAATTGTCCAATAATCTTTACCTGAATGAAATTCTAGTGATACATTTGAGGTTATTAGGCCCATATTGTAGGTTCCTGTTATTCTTTTAAGCAATTCGCCTAAAAACTCTATATTTTCTTTAGTCATAATTTATCTTGTTTGTTCCCGTTCGCTACCTAAAATTAAATATGCCGCTACTTTCCCGGCTGTTCATCGGTTAATCTGTGTTTTTAGCTCTATTAAACCTACTTCCTTTCAAGTAGTGGAACCTGCACCGAAATTAAACCACGGGTGGGGTTGCAAGGATTCAAACCTTGATTTGTCGAGTGTTTTACGCCCGACTTGCTTATTCATTTAGACGACAACCCCATATTTTCAGTTCGGGTACTTAGATACTGCCTTTCCCCAAACTTTTATTTATAAAATTAAATAGCCTTACCTTTGAATAATACCTTTTGTCCTCATAGGCATCCCAAACCTGCTTAAATTCATCGCCTACCCATTTACAAAGGTCCGATTTAATTGGAGGTCCTTGGTAACCAATAAATACTTTAACCTCTTTAGATTCTTTATGAATGAGAAAATATTTAAAAGGTTTTTCTATCTGCACCGTTATATTTTTCATTGCTTTAAAATAATATTACTAAATTAATCTCTTCCGAATACCGCACTAAAAACTCTTTGAATGATTCGTTAACTCGCTGTTGACATATTACGTCATCCATGTCATCTGACCGAACCTGCCATAGTCCAGAGTCTTTATATAATGGCATATTTTCTGGCAACCAATCAACTATTTCATTAAGAGGCAAATCCATATTTATAAATCCCATATCTACTTTTGTTTAAAATTTTTTTATTTAAATCGTTTTTTTGAATGAGATGATTATTTATGACCTAAACTTTCCCTTACAGACGAATCGCTCAATAGTTCTTGAAGCGTTATCTCAAGTCTGGTATTGGCATATTTGAGAAGTGAGCTTTGTTCGTTAAGTAATTTATTTTTAAGTGTTATATCTTTTATTTTTTCCATCATTTGATCGTTAAGGATTCTTAGCTCTCTATTAGAATACATTAATTCTAAATTTGACAAGTTCTTAGATCTTACTGGTCGCTCAATTGCCATTTGTCAATTATTTTTTGTTGAGCCTTGGTAGGCGTATGATTTAATCGGGTGCATTGAATCAAAAACTTTTCGATGTATTCCTGCAGCATGATTTGATATTCAAATGCCCCTTTATTGCTTTTTTTTTGCCCTAATGCGTTTAATTTATCGTAAACGTCATCACCGTATTGCAGTTTCATCGCTTCTAAATATGGTAGCTCATTACCCTTTAAAATAATGTTACAGTAGTATGTCTGGGGCTTTGTGTTTTGCCTGCAGAATATTAAGGCTGGATGTGTTGATCGTTTCAGAAAGTGTCCGTTTTGTATTTTACTCCAATGCTCAAACCTATGCCTGCAGCAAAAACACTTTACTATCCCTTTTTCATCTGCAGGTTCCATTCTTACCACAAGCGAGTACATGATATCCAATTCCTTTTTAATTAAAGAAACAAGGGTTGTTTTTGGTTTTTCGTACTGCAGCTTCTTTTCTTTCTTAACCTCCCTCAAAGCTTGCTTCAATTGCTCCACTGTCCAGGTCTTCCTGTTTTCCATTTCGGCTTTTTTCTTTTCGCTCATTTTACGGATAGGCATAGGAGGCTTTTTAAGTTTAATTTCACGTGCAGCATGATAAGTTGAATCGGATTTTGAGTATGGTCTAGGCATTATTTTTCCCATTTAATCCACGACCTATATACACAATGTTGTCACTATTCAGGTCTGTATTTTTTATGTTCAATTCTTTTGAAACTATTGGCCACACACGCCAACATGCGCTGTATCCTTGATGGGGTTCTCCCTTCTTATTTAATACATTAAACAAGAAGTCGGTAACACTACATATAGCTGATAGTAGATATAGTTCTCCAACTTTGTGTATTGCGTGGGCATAGTAGATATCTTTTTGTTTTCTGCCTTGATTAAGCGCATCAATGATTTTGTTGGCTCCAATTAAAACATCGTCAAACATTTCTAGCTGACTCATTTCCTTACCATGTTAATATTTTCATACAACCTCGTTTTCTACTGTTAAATACCTTCTGTGAACCGATAACCATTGGCCATTTATCACAATAGCGTATACGCCTGCTCCGTAATGGTCCACGATTGTGGCTTTTTGTTGTTGGTATATTACCGGATCGCCTACGTTTAAATCGTCTATACTGTCGCTCATTTGTTTTCTCTCCTTAATATTTCAATCGCTAATTCATAAGAATAAATGTCTGCTTCGGATATTGCTAAGTATTTGTTTCTATCCGCTATTTGATCGTCAGAAAGTGCTCTATTTTTAAGCGAACACCTCCAATTGTTGGCATTTATAATCTCGTGCCTTATACAGTCCTCTAGTGCCTTTATTGCTCGTGTCATGTTTAAAATGGATGGTCCGTTTGTGTGTCTAAATTTAGAGTAAGCTGCTTTACTCTTTGAATTGTGTAGTTGCGCTCAATTTCAACTCTTATCATTTCAGAGTGCTTAAATATTGATCTTAATTTTGGAAATCCCACAAGAGAACTAAGGTCAACGTTTCCTTTAAAAAACTCGTAATAAAGATCAGAATCGGTATAATCTTTTCCATGTTTTTTATTATATTTTTGAAGCTCCTTTGATTCTTGCTCACAATATTTATCGAATTCTCTTTGAGATGAACACGGTAAACATTCTTCATTTTTAAAGTCATCTTTAAAGATGTCAGAGTATTTATCTTTACAATTTTTACACGTAATCATATTATACTATCTTTTGCTTTCATGTAATACAAAACCTTTTAATTTGCCGACTGCCATGTTGAATTTATTCCAAAGTTTTTCGTCAATAAATTCAAAGTGAACTGTGCCTTTTTTGAAGCCTTTGATTCTGAAATATTCCCAGTTGTACCAAGTACCCCACTCCCTATTTATTTTATCTGAACTTGAATTGTAATTATAAAACTCTTCGGGATTACCTTCTTTATCTTCGCCCACCCATGCATTGTTTACAAATTGTGTGAGCTTGCTTTTCTTGTCAAAATTGTCTCCATTAAGCAAACACAGGACACGCATCAAGTCTTCGATAATATCAATATTAGAATTGCCATATGAATGTCTCATATGCATTCGTCCACTTCCTGCGTAGTCTGTATCAGTCATGTATGGAAATATAAACTTGCGATTAACCAGGTAATGTCCGTTTGTTTTCCATCCTTCCAAATTCATTCTATTGTCGTCATGGTGAGCAGTAAGTCTATCGAACACATCAAGTATAGCTTTGTCCATTCTGCTTCCTTGTGTGCCAACAATGACGTCAAGCATCTTGTATATGTTTGGCATTGAGAAGGGTATTTTTTCTTGAGTCTCGACAAACTTATTTATGTCATCCTTTACAGATTTAGTCATGTACTTATCCATGTTCATTTTTTTGAACACGAAATTCCATGCGCTTTTTTGAAGATCCTTTTTGAAATCGGCCCGGGTTACAGGGGCTTCTTCGCTTGTCATTATCATTGACAATTTTGAATTGAAGAAGCTCTTTGTTAAATCATTCATTTTAACAGCCAATTCAAGTTGATGATCGAACAATTTGACTGCACCTACATATCGGTTAACAACATCACGAACGAAGTTATAAGGCATAACTCCTATGTATTGATCTTCTTCGACTTCTTCGGTAAAGAATCCTTCCCATTCGTTTTCATTACTACCCGTTTTTGGCTTGGTGAATTTTATTAAACCAATCTCACACATGGTTTTGCGCTCTGCATCTTCAAATGAACTGCCTATATTTACGAATGTTCCTAGGTTTTTAATGTGTGAAAGTATTTGCAATCTCTTGCGACTATAAGCATTCATTCCCATCTCTGCGTTGCATAGCGAAACGATTACACAACCTTCCGGTGCTATTTCCAGAGCGTGTAAAATGTGGTCTTCTTCATTACTGAACGGTGGGTTCATGAAGATAAAATCAACGTGCGAAATTTGATCGGACGAAATTTGTAAGAAGTCAGAACCGATTAGCTTATGCCCTTTGGATTTTAAAATTGACTGTAATTCGTCTTCAATTTCAGAGGCTAACGTTTTGCCACATAGTAAATTTCCACAGTAATCAAGTATTGCACCACTGCCTGCTGAAGGGTCATAAATTATTTTACTTTCAATATTATAATCCTCAACCATCATTTGAATTACATGTGGCGGTGTTGGAAAGAAATCTTTTCCGAATAATCCCATTTCGTTAAATCTTTTTACCTAAGTGAATTCTAAATACATTTCCAGGCCAGTTGTCGCTCCATTCAGGAACCGCGGTGCCGATGTCGATATTTGCTATTTCGAAAGTCATTATCTTGCGGTTTTTGTCGTACGCACGAGCAAACTCAACTTTGTCAAATGACTTACTAAAATGTTTTATTAGAGGACAACCATTAGTATGGTCTATTAAGCTTTTAGTGAAAATATCATTTGAAACTTCTGAATGTTTTACATAAAATAGTTTAGAAACAATACTTCCTTTTATAGTTCGATACTCCTGTTTCTTCACACCTGATTCGATCATATCGTACCAGTGATGAGTTAATACCAATTTAAGAGTGCTCATTTTTACTTTTGAATTGAAAATGTTCTTTTGTCTGGTGCATCCATCGGACACTCAATTATGTTAGTCATTTCAGCTATTCTGCTTATCACTCTGGCACCGTAAAGCGTTTCAAGGTCTTTCAGCTCACAGTTAGAAGTAAAGTGTGTTGTATTGAAGTTTTGAAGGTGCTGGTCACGGTTGTATATACCCATAATCAATTCACTCATTACACTTATCTTGTTTCCGTAATTGGATGCTAAATTTTCAACCCCTATATCATCAAAGCACCTGCCCAACTTTTCCTGACCGAAATACAAGTCCCTGTTGGAAGGAGAAAGAAGTTTAAAATATTTCTCAATGGCCTCCTGACCTCCTGCGGTGTATTCTGCCGATACTTCAATTGCTCGGTTAAGAATATAGCTCTGATGCTGGTTTCGTCTGAACAGAGTCATTGCAGTACTCTTTCCGCAACCTATATTCCCAAACAGGTAAATACCCTTTCTAAATGAGAAGTCGTTCCCCTCGTCTAAGAATCTTGCATCATTGGTGAAATACAGAGCAAGGATCCTATAAAGCCTTTTATCGTAATTGGACATTTTGAATCCTGGTATTTCTTTTTTTGCAGAATCCCAAACGACCTTGTAAAGTTGCTCTGCTGTGAATTTTGGATACTCTCTGGTCTTATACACACTGTCCCAATATTCAGACTGCTTTCTGTTCGCTTCTTTTTTTAAATAGAAAGCATTAACAACCTCAAAGATCTCCTGAGGCGTTAGGCTTTCGATCGCCAAAGAAAGATCGTCCTGTTGCTGCTGGTTTAATTGTGGGATTATTGCCTGTATTTGATTTTTGATTGAATCCATTTTTATTTTCTTTAAATTCCTTTTCTTTATTTTTCCAAGTCGCAAGTCTTTTTGGTATTTCAAACACAACTTGTTTTTCAAATCTCATTTTTCGCGCGCCGGAACTTTTTTCTGTCCAGTAATCAAAAAAAGCCTGGACGGTTTCTTTTGAAAATTCTTGAACAAATGGTCTAAGCAATTCTTTGAAATCTCTTTCTCTTTCTTCGATATTTTTTTGAGTTGGCGATTTATCGCCCCCTTCTTCTACTTTACTTTTATATACTTTAGTATACTCTACTTTACTTTGTGTATTACCGGATACTTCACTACTACTTTTACTTGGTTTAAGCACCCCTAAACCGGTTAAAAGTATCCGTAAACTCGGTAAAGTGATACATTTATTATTTCGCTTTTTGTATGCATCGTGAATGTGTTCTATAAATTTGTCTGACCAAACAACTTTACAACTGTTCCACAACTCCTTATTTATCTCTTCCAAATCGGACAAATCTGTTAAAATGTTTTCCAAAATATCAGTACTCACATTGCATTTTGAAGACAAATACATAAGGTCAACTTGTTGACCGAGTTGAAGAAAATGATTGTTTGTAACGGCTAATTCTCTTAAAATTCTTACCCATGTTGCATACCCATCATTACCATATTTTTTGTCTATGAAGTACATTGCTTTTCCTTCTTTGCACAGGAATGGGAAATAGTCAACATTATTTCTTTCAGGTCTAGCCATACTTAAAACCTTTCTATTCTTTGATTTAAAATCATAATCTGGGAGTTTTGATTTTGAATATATTTCTTCATTTCTATTAGATTGTCAATTTCTCCGGGACATGTAAACTAATAAAGGCATGCATGCCCGGAGAAAGAAAGAGTGGACTTACTCTTATTTTGTAATTATTGCACACCCGAACTCTTCAAACAATTCAATTTCATTTTGAAGAATTTTGCGCTTTGTTTCTTCTTCCAACCGGAACAAATCAACCGACTCCAAGTAGAAACTGCAACCTACTGTTGTGGCTTCGCAAAGAATGGCTACTTCAAAATGAACGTCCGGATAACCATTGAACATTGGACAAACCATGATGAACGTTTTATCAACTGAATGCTCAACTGTTTGCTCGAACAATTCTTTTTTATTGCCGTTTCTATCATCGTTCTTTTCAATTACCTTTTCAACTTTTGCAGAGAACTTGCTCAACTGTAAACAGATTTGCTTGTTCACGTCTTGATCTGCAAAGTAGAATGCATTTTGTCTAAACAGCCTTGCAAGCTCTTTGTCAGAATACTTCTTACTTTCAGAGTTGATTCCAAATGATTCAATCACTTTTGATTTAACTAGCTTTCCGGTTATAATATCCTTGAACTCGTCTCTGTGATCGATAATGAATGCTAATGTTCCAGCATCTTCATTAACTTCAACATGACAAACGTTTTTGTCTAACAAGCCAAGGGAATTTTTATTCTTCATCCAGGCGGACGGTGCGTGTAGATGCCCATCGAATTTTAAAGGAGTGGGATGCTTCAGATCAAGAAGCTTACCTTCTCTTAAATCTAATTTTTCACCGAGGGCGTTTACTTGGTATTCCATTTGTTAAGCCTCCTTTTGGTTTAGATGAATTGTTTTGTGAGAGTTCATTGAAAGCTGTCTTTCTTTTTGAGTGAAACTTCTTGTATCTACAAGTGTTCCGGTTGAATCGTAGATTCCCATTAGCTTTGCTTCATAGTCAGGGAACAGCCATACTTTACCTGTAACTTCGACACCACCTTTGTTCAATGAGTGTAGCAATGCTTTACGCTCTGCATCTGCTTCTTTCATTTGCGCCTTAATTGGATCGGCAACATCTTTTAATTTAAGGCCGAGATCATTTACTTTTTTAGACTCAATAAAGAACATCTCTTTGCGTTCAGTGACTTCATCATCTGAGAATTGTTTGACGTACTTAAATCCATCTTCAATTTCATGACAGTCTGCATCCATTGCATCGACAATCTCACGTTCTGAATGTAATCCTTCTTCGAATAGTTTACTTTTCATGGTACTTATTTTGATTATTAATTGATTACTTGAAAATTTTATTGACTTAATAGGTAGTTAACAAAGGCATTCAGAATAAAGGCAGCAGCTAGGCCAATGCAAATACCTATGTAAATTTTATTTTTTGGATCTTCTGTTTTTGATTGTTTCAGCATAATAGTTTTATTTGTCTTTGATGTCGAAATATCCAATTATGCATCCTGCTCCCGTAAATGTTCCAACCGTGTAGAATATTTCTGATTTGCCGATTGGATCCCAATTACATTTACACATCTTGTATATGCACATTACTTCACCAACGATTAAACTTATTACAAATGCTACTGATACGAGTATTACTAAAAGTCCACTTTTCATATTATTTTACTTTTTTGATTTAATTTTTTCTTTTTATTTGAGTAGTCGATTTTTATGTAAATCGAAGTTAAATCTCACACTTACTGTATTTCATAAATTTTTACCCTTACCACCCTGTATCCGTCCATGTATAACTTATACCATGTCGACCTCCTTGTGTCTTGAATTTTTACTTTTGCGCTCAAGGGGTTGCTAGATACGGTGAATCCTAAAATAATATCTTTAGAGTTTTTTATTGCGAAGTGATACATATTTTTAATTAATCAAGAGGGTGGTAAATCTTTCATCAACAGCTATGTTTTTTTTAATCTACATACAGACCATCTGTTTGTACTTCCCTCTTGAATGGGGTTTACATTTTTTCGATTTGTTCTTTTGCCCAAATCTGAAACTTTGTGAATTTATCTTTGATGTCCGCCTTGATTTTTAATGATTCATCCGACAATCCTGTTTCGCTTACTTCTGGAAAACTCATGGTTGAAACCATGTTGTTTAATCGAACCTTATCGCTTGCTTTCAAAAGGTCTTTTGCTTTTTTTGCCTCTGCCTTTTCTTGCTCTTTGCGTTCAGTTTCGGCTTTCAATTCAGCATCTTTTTTATACTGCAATTGTTTTTCAAGCTCTGCTTTTTCTGCTTGCTGTTTTTTTAATTCAGAATCCTTTTGAGCTTGAATTTCAGCCTGTTTTTTAGCCTCTGCCTTGCGTTCGGTTTCGGCTTTTAAACGTTCTTCTGTAAGTTGTTTTTCCTTAGCTTCGTTTTCTTCTTTAAGTTTAATATTCTCCAAACGTTGCGCTTCGGCCTGCTCGTCTGCAATTCTTTTTGTTTCGATACGGTCAAGGTCGGCTTGCTTTTCTGCTTTAATTCTGTCATTTTCAGCCTTGATTTGGGCGTCTCTTTTTGCTTGATCTGCTAATCTTAAGCCTTCATAAAGGTCGTTGTAGTACTTTTCTTCCAAGTCTCCAAGTGGGTATATAGTTGGGTTTTCACATACGGACGACAAAGAAGCAACACGCTCATTGAATAGTTTTTGTTTGCGCTCTTTTTCTTTATTCTCAGCAAACTTCTCAATTGATGCGTATTCTAATTCTGTCAGCTCGCAAGTCTTTTTAACTACTTTAAATAAATCATCAATAAGGCCCCCTTCAATTAAAATCATTGATTTTAATTCTACTTTTTTTTCTTCTGCACGCTTGCGAACATCAACTAAATCTAAACGCATCCTTTTTGCAATCTTAGAATCCGAATCGGTTGGATTTGACTTATCCATTATTGTTAAAGCCTTTGAAAGTTCATGTACCTTTATCATTGCTGGAGCAAATGCCATCGCATGTGCTTGCGCTTTCGTAGGTTCGATTTGCGTGTTTTGAATTACAACCGCTTCAAGCTCTGCGCTTACTACTACTGTTATTTCTGTTGTTTGGGCTACCATTATAATAAGTTGTTTTTAATGTAAATTCTTGAGTGCATTATCTTTGCTTTCAACCGTTCTAAATCCGATTCGTTACGATCAAATTCAAAGTTGAAGTGTCTGTCTTTTAAAGGTATTTCTACGAAGCCATTTAAAACTGTAATAACATTTTCTCCTGTGCATATCCCCTTAAAATCACAGTACTCCATAAATGTTTTTTTGTCGTAAACATGATTAGCGATTATTTGCGCTTCAATCCATGCAGGAGTATCGTTCTCTAAGTGATTGTATGATTCTTTCCTTAGCTCAGACTCTATAAGCCCCCAAGGTGTATTGTTAAGCACGTAATCTATTGAGCAATACTTTGCACCTGTAAGCCACATATAGCCCTGTCCCTGCCAGTAGTAATTCTTTTCTAACTCTTTATTTTTTGCACGAAAGAACGAATACGCATCCCAAGAGCTTTTTGTATCTCTAATGTGTGTTGCACTATAAATGCTTTCTCCTTCGAATAAATCGGGAGTGCCTTTTATAAAATCGTTTGCTAAACTCGTTTCGTTTTTCTTGAAAAACTTTTTTGTAATACGACTTAAAACGGTAATAGAATCTTCTTCTGTTTCGTTGCCCTTATCTAATTGTTTAGCATGAATTTCACGGTGTCTATTGTACTTTGCAGAAACAACTACATCAACTAAGTGTGTTTTTAATCCTTCGCTTAAAATTTCGTTTTTGTTTTTTGGCTCAACCACTAAATAACCTAATGAAGAACACCTGAATAAAATATCATTAACGTCTATACTACTTGGCTCCATTTTCAATTTCCCCTTTTCTAGTTTCGAATAGTTCAACTGGAATTTCCGAGCCGATTGTTTCTTTAAGCAACTCTAAATCTTCAATTGTTTTGCAGTCAGAAACCATTAGTTTCAATCGTTCCGACTCTGTTTCTTCTGATGTCTTTACGGGCGGTGTTTCTCTTTTTTGTCTGAAAGCACTTTCAACGGTAGTGTCTCCATCTTTAATAGAAGTTCCTACGCCAATCAATACGAGCAAGTCTTCTGCTGTTATATGGTCTACGGAGGCCTTTCCAACCGCTGATAGTATTTCTTTTTCAGTAACAGTATATGTGGATTGTAGTGCTTCGAAAACCTGCTTTCTACGGGTTAATAATTTTGTTGCCGTTGACAAATCGCCTGTTATAGCCTGCTTTGCAGAATTATAAACCTTATCTACTACGGCTCTAGGAATAACAGAAAGGATTGCATTACGTAAAGCGATAGAATTTGCAGCATTGCCCGTAACGGTAATCATGTCATCATTGAAACGGCCGTTCTTACCAACGATTGATCTTTTAACCTGAGTTTTAATTGCAATGTTTTTTTCTAGGTCAAAACAAATAGCTTCACTTGTAATTTGCTTTGCATCTACCGAAACAACCTTTGCTTCAATTCTCATATTGCCCCACACCTGAGCCAGTATTTTAGCGAGGTGAACACTTGGTCCAGTTATAGCCTTTCCGCTTCTTGGAACAGAGTAAGTGCATGTTGAAGCTGTCTCCTTGTCCATTGTTACAATAGCTATTGCGTCTTCAATTGCTCGCTTCATAACTCTTGGATAAGCCTTTGCTGTACTGATCTGCACATCAATCTGTGCTTTGTCTTGCTGGTACACTATTTCAGTGCTTACAATTTCTATGTTTTCAAAATCTGTGTTTTCCATAATTGTCCTTGTTCAAATTCTTTAGGTTCTGTATCTAAGTGTGCGATGTGTGGCAGTTCATCGATTAAGTATCGGTCTTCGGTTTCATCAATTTCAGAGTATAGTAAATATTCTAAGAAAGCAGGATCATCATGTCCAGGCGGTATGTTACTTGCCATCTTTATTATTTTTAATTTGATGTGCTAGCTCAGTAGCGATATGCCTCCATGTAACATCGTGTTCATCGCACTTTTTTTCAAGTGCAATTTTTGATATAGCATCTGTAATTATTTCTGTTATTGATTTAGATGCCATATATTACTTGTACTCAAAGCTTCTTATAACTCTCCTTTTTTTGTTGCGCTCTGCCAGTTCATCGAATGATTTTAAACCATCTTCAATAGTGTCGCACGTTTTAACGTCTGTAAAGAATCCTGCTAAATCACCTCTGCTGAATGAGGTTCCTGCTGAATAACTTTGAGATTTAATAATACCTATATGCGTAACGTTATTTATTTTCATCTTTCTTAGATTTTTCAAAATTGAGGGCTTCGTTGTAATCGTTAAGGAGCTTGTTGTGCTCAAGGATTAATTCGTTTGGGACTAACTTTTCATTAAAAATCAGCATATCTATTTTTTTGTTTAAGACAAAGACCGATTTCAAAATTTCAAATGCTTTCATAAATCGCAGTTATCCTTTCTTCGTTCGAATACTTCACGATCGCACGTGATCGAATCCGTTTTAATTCCTGAAATACCGCAGTGTTCACCTATATACATGCGTACTTCGAGTTGCTTATACATAGGCCATTCAAGAGATGCTGTTAATTCCTCTCTTAGTAGTTCAGCGATCGTTGCCTGATTAGTGTACACTTCATAGTTGAACTTAGATTGACGTTCGATTCTTTCCGCTATGTCTGCATCAAAGTTTCTTTCTTGTAGTTTGTCGTTTTCCATAAAAAGTGTGTTGTTTTAAACTTTATTTGAAGGATTATAAATCGGCTCGTATGTTTCATCAACCGTATGAAGTCGAACCGCTATGCATTGTTTTATTCCTTTCCATATCTTTTTCCAATTGGTCATTTTAATTATTATGCCGACTGGAATAGCTAATGAAAGCATCGGAGCAATTGCTGTTAACATATAGTACTGCGTTGATTGTAAGCGATAATTGATCTGTAGGAAACTTCCATCTTGCGAGCATCCTTCTTGTAATGAAGCGTACCAGCCTTGCACATCTTTGATACTGTCTGCTTCGCTTTCAGATTAAGAAGCTTCGCAGCCTGCTCAAGCGTTACCCATTCGAGGTACAGAGGTGAGACAGACATTTTTTTTACCAAAGCTTCCAATGCTGAAACCCTAGCTTCAATCGCATTAAATTCCTCTATAGTTGACGTTTGAAAAGGCATGACTTATTTATTCAAAAGATGATTTATGTATGCAATTCCTTTTTGATGAACTAATATTTTTGTGTTCACCCTGTCTTTCCCGTTTTTATCAATAAATACATTTTCGACAATTCTGAAATATCCTGCATTGAGGTATTTTTGATAAGGCAAACTTTCATTCGTGAGTATATTTTTTTCTCGTAAAAATTTAAACAGATTATTTCTACCTATTTTTTTGTTGTTCAAAACCTTCGCAGTCTCTTCCATCGTAATGCCTTCTTGGCAATCCTTAACAGAGTCATAGAAAGAAGCTTTTGGAATAAGCGCATTAATTTGTTGTTGCTTTTCTTCAATCTGTTTAGCTTGATTTGCTGCCAGTAATAAAGCGTCTGAAAATGATTGTGGGATTGAATGAATAGGTTGCAATCTTCTTTCGCACTCTATAAAGTATAGGCGCGCCTGTTTGCCTTTTTCGGTTCTTTGTAGCATCGCTATCTCTTTTGCACAATCAATTGTTAATGCAAAGTCGGATTTGTTTGTGCCTCCAATTCCGTTGTGCGCTTTAACGAATTCGTGAACCGCCTTAAAGTCAACACCTTCCGAAAATCCGTATTCGAACATTCTTTTTGCCCATTGCGAAAAGTGATCATCCGTATGAAGCCATTCGTGCAGTTCTCTAGCGGAAACAACTTGTTTCCCTCCGTTAGATGTTCTTATCTTTATTAATTCGTCCATACTACTTTACGTTTAGTAAGCCTATTTCAAGAAGTTCTATAGCAACAGAAGTCTTAGTAACGATAGACTTCTTCTTTTTAGAAAGCTTCCATGCCCTTTCTTTTATTGCTTTTTCAAGATGTTCTGGTATTTTATAGTTAACCTTCACCTTTAATTCCGTTTTTATATTGCCAATTGACATTTTATATATAGTTTCGTGATACAGTGATATTGTAATACAACAATACGCCAATGTTTATTTAAAATCAACACTTGTTTACTAAATGTGCACAAGTATTTATTCATAACTATGTATATGTCTGAAGGTGAAATATTAAAAAAAGCTGTTCGAGTTCAATTTGATAATATGGATGAAGCGTCGAGCTTTTTAAAAATAAGCAAAACTACACTTCATAAGTATTTTAACAAGGAAAAGCTTCCTACTGACTTTGTGGATTTCGTAAATGATAAAATGGGATTAAGTATCCGCAAAGACCAGAAGAGATATGCGATACAGGCCGTTTTGGCTCATGAAAACAAGGATGATGAAATTGCTATATTAAAAAAGCAAATTGAAGCAATGGAAGCAAAGATTGACTTATTAATAAAACTATACAAAAAATAAACATAGCTGGTTGTTTTTCTAAAGCCTTTTAATGCATAATCTTAATTTAAAATAGAAAAGAATTGAATAACAAAAAGCTAATTTAAAAAGGACTGTAATTTTCATGTAACAATTTTTATAAAAGTGAAAAATCCTTAACGCATCATATAAAATATTGTTCAATCACGTAAAGTAATTTTAATTTAATGATCGGAATATTAGTAATCATAGTGATGCTCATTTTGCTAGCAATTGCAATACCAATAATTACAGTTTTATATTATAATTCTAAAATATCCGGCAGGTGTTCAGTTTGTAATGAAGAAATAAATTATTCAAATAGCAAAAACAATGTATGTTCAAAGTGTTGGGCTGAATTAAAGAAACGAGTTGTCGTAAACAAAGAAATATATCATGTTAACATAAATGCAAAAATAATTTATACAGACAGGGATGGTGAAATTACTGAAAGGAAGGTTAGGATGATTTCGTTTTTCCAAACAACACACGACTATTCAATAAAGTGTTATTGCTATTCTAAAAAAGCAGGAAGGACATTTCATCTATCTAAAATATCAAACATGATAGACACGGATACCGGAGAAGAAGTTAAATTAATAAAAGATTATCTTTTTGAAAAGGCAAGAACTAACATATAAAATATGCCAGTAACCCTTAAAGCAATTATCAAAGGTCGTGCGAATGCAGATAACACACATACGGTGTTTGTCCGCATTACGAAGGACCGCGACTATATCGTTCATTCCGCAGGGGTACGCATTGATAAGAAGCACTGGAACGAAAAGGGAAACTACGAGAAGCGGAACTGGATACGCGCAACGCTAGGCAATTCGGAACAACAGAATGTTACTATAAAGAAGATCATTGATAAGGTTACAGATATCACTTCTAAGGATCCAGATGTAACACTTGCGCAAATAGGTATTAAGATTTCCGGAAAGTCGGATTACGACTTTATTCAGTTTTGGAAAGATGATATGATTCAAAGAAATTTGCGCTTATCTCCTACTTCAAGGGACAAGTATAAAAGTCAAATTAATAATTTCATTGCCTTCACAAAAAACAAACCAGTACCATTCTCAGATTTAACTTACCAATTCATTCAAAAATATTATGCATGGATGTTAACGGAAAACAAAGCGGAATCAACGGCTCTTAAGGCAATGGCATTTTTAAGGACCATTGTTATAGAATCTGTTAAGTCGGGATATATCAAGCATGCAGAAAACCCATTTTTATACTTCAAAATAAAAGAATATAAAGTAAACAAGGTTCGACTGAATTCTGATGAAATATTGATTTTTGAAACCAAAGAAGCGAAAACAATAACAATGCAGGCGTCCGTTCACTTATTCTTAATGCAATACTACAATGCAGGTGCACGTGTCTCAGATGTCATTCAAATGCGTTGGGAGGATGTAATTAATGACAGGTGGTTTTATACAATGGGAAAAACCGACCGAATGAAAAATATTAAACTTAGCACCAAGGCTCTTGAAATACTTAAGATATATGGATACGGCATAAAGAAAACAGGGTACGTATTCCCATTTTTAACAGCCGAAAATGTGAAGGCTGCTGGGGATCGGTTTCATAAGAAGATTCAATCCGTTACCGCACAGGTCAATTTTAACATAAAGGAGTTCGCCTTGATCAACGAAATAAATAAAACGATATCCACACACACCGCACGCCATTCATTCGCTGATGCAGCTCGCAAGATATCAGGCGATGTATATGCAATATCAAAAGCTTTAGGACACTCAAAAATATCTACTACAGAAAAGTACCTCGCTAGTCTTGATGATGGATCTGTTGACGAGTTAATGGATAAGATAAATTTATAATTGTTGGAACAATGTTGGAACAAAAAAATATAGCGTACTGATAATCAATACGCTATATGCTTAAATGTAGAGAGGAAGACTCTATGAATAACATTACTCAATTAAGCATTACGATTAAAATACAGGCATTTAGCAGTATTTTACATATTATATTAACCATAATGCTTAATCATATTTAAAGAAATGTTGGAACAATGTTGGAACCATTAATAAATCAAATGCTATACATTATATACACCTGTTCATTTATTGTCATCCCTTTTGCGGATTTGAATTTAGAACGTAGCCTTGCTCGCTCATTAATTCTTTCGTGAGTATATTTTTTCATAAACTAAAATGCTTAATTATCCGAACGTTTCCCCCACTTTTCACTCATCATTTGAGCGTTGTCGGTTGGCGAATCTTTTGATTCAATAAAAAAATAGCAGTCTAGGGCTTGCGTTATGGATAGAAATACGTCAATAGAAGGCGAATACCTACCTTCTTCAATGCGCCAAACTGTAGAACGTGTGAGGCCTATTTTATCAGCAAGTTGTTCGCATGATATATTCAATTCTTCCCGTCTGTTTTTTAAGAAGGTCGCAATTAACTTGCGACCTTCGGATTGTGGTGTGATGCTCATTTTAAATGTTGGTTATTCCGTAGATATGCTCTGTCTCTGAAAGTATTTCATCGTTAAGTGTTGAAACTCTTAATCCGTAGCCGATACAGTCAATAGCAGGGTAATTTCTATTGTCTTTTACAAATTCATCTGCCTCTTCCAATGTTGCGAATTCTTCTTGAAGAAAAACCTCTCTGTCAGTCCATTCGCCGTTCTTAAAAATCTTATCAATTGTTGCTGTGAAAGTTGTCATAATGATTTTGCAGAGTTTAGCGACCTGCTCCGGTCTCTTTTAGTTTGTAATTGATGAATCAAAGGTATACATTTGTTGCATCACATGCAACAAATAAGCAAAGTATTTTTAATTTATTTTTAAAAGGTTCGAAATTGGGGTGTAAACGCAATAAAAAAAACACCCTCAAATTAATGAAGGTGTTCGGCAAATGAATCAAACTGGTACGCTCGCAGTTAAAACCTATGTCGCGCTCTGACTACTATTATTTTAAAGTACACCACTTACGCAAATGGCAAATGGGACACTGATTATCTCCCCGTTGCTATCAACAGGGAGATATTATTTTAATGCAAAGATAGCTAATATAAAGCCCAATCCTGCCGCGATTCCTGCAATTAAAGGTATCTTTTTATTGAGTGATTTGGCGTGTTTTAACTTCTTACCTTTCTTTTCATCAAGCGCAATTAAATCCTGAATGGCTTGTTCTTTGGCTTCAATTTCTTTGTTGTTATTTCCGATCTGAATTTCACGCATTGATATAATCGAGTCTTTCCGGTTCAATGATTCATCTTTATCAGCAAGTAATTCATCACACATTACACCGCTATTCATTGCTGCGTTATAGGCTTCAATAGGAATGCCGTTAACGTACTTTGTTGTTGAATCTATAGTAATAGGGCTAAACCGCTTTACGATTAATCTTAGTGCGTTGTATTTACTTTGAAGAACTGAAATGTTCACCTTTTGGATTGAGTCGGTTTTCTTTTTTAAATAAATAATAGAATCTAAAACAGCGTTATGCTTTCTAGTTTGCTCTGAAATAATTGAATCAATAACTAAAGATTTATCTTTCCTATATTCTAAATTATCAATTTTATTATCACATGACCTGGGGAATGATAAGAGAATTAACAGCACTGCAATGATAGTCAATAGTGCGTATGCAAGTGTTTTCATAATATATATTTATAAACAAGTAAGATAATCAACGCAAGAATAAACATATTGCCACGAACGAACCAAGGAATTTCAATCTTCGCTGTTGATGTTTTTGAATTGCTGTTAAATCTGTAATCGGGTCTATTTATCCGCCTTGCTACTTCATAGTAAATGCCATCGTGCCAGAACGGGTAAGACAAACTACATGTAGCTGCATACACTAAAGACTCTGTAAAATTCATGTGTGCAAAAGTTGCAGCGTATGATATACCAAACACAAAAAAGAAAGATGCAAATACGATAAATATGTGTTCATTTATTTTCTTAAACGCTTCCGCACCTGTCCTGGAATACATGATTGCTTCTATAGTTGCAGCCATAGAAACATAGCCTAGAGATATTAATAATAATTCAAGCATATTATCTTCCTTTCGGATATTTTAGTTGTAACAATTTTAAATTCATTCCAACAGGTATTTTTTGAAAGTGAGGTAGATCATAATGTTTACCTTTTTTATCAATCAACCCCCACTGCCATCCGTATTTTTTAAATATCGCTACTACTTCCATCCAATCGGCTTTTCCGTCACCATCAAAATCCACATTAGTTTCCCAAGATGCCGTTTCAAATGTACCATCTTTATTAGTATCTTTCAATAGAACTATATCAGTAGCATATCTATAATTATGTATAGATTGTCCTGCTTTAGCATTAGTTACTATTAAACCTGGTCTTGTACGTCCTTGAGCATATATAAATGTTTGTTCTATAAAAGATCTAAATACATAAGCTAATCTAAGAATAGCTCTACCTGTTAAAGCTTTGTTAGATTCTTTTATAATTAGACTAAGCTCTGAATATAATTCAG